GGATGAATGCCTTGGTGACATCAAGCGTGACGCCCGAGGAACCGTGGCCGTCGAGCGTGTCGGAACTCCAGTCGGCCTGGTCGATGGCCCGCTCGGTGGTCGTGCCGCCCGTCGAACTGCGCAGTACGACTTGCAGGCCGTCCGCGCCGTTCTGGCGAAGGAAGATGCCGTTGGCGGCATCAAACACGCCCACCTCAATCACCGCGCCCGCCACGGGAGCGCCGAGTACCCCGGTGATGAAGGCCAACTGGCTCTTACCGGGCTGGTAGGGGATGTATTCGTAGGACTGCAAGAACTCTGTGCCGGTCCCTGCCGCAGCCGAAAACAGCACCATGCGCTCATCGGCATCGTGGGCAGGCGCGGATGTCCCCGTGCCGGTTGCCCCGGCCTCGATCAGCAGCGGCTCTGCATCATACTGGCACTGCACCGCGAACAGCCCCGTGGGCTCGCTCACCCGCAGGCGGCTGAACGCATCGAGGTTGCCCGCATCGCCAATCGCCACCGGCAGCAGGTTGGCGGCCGACACGTCCCCGCCGTCCTCGCCATCGCCGCCGAGCGCGAGCTTGACGCGCTGGAAGTGGACGTTGCCGACGAGATCGGTCGCGCAGTTTGCGCCACCTTCGCCGCGATTGAGGATAACGGAGTCGGTCACGATTCGGTCATCTCGCCCACGAGTTCACCATTGACGCGCTTGACCCTCACCTGCCGGTTGCCGCCCCCGGTCACGATGATGGGCTGCTGCTTGCCGATGTCTGCGAGGCCCTTCTTGAGTTCGTCAATCTGGCTCGTCACGACCTGGAGGGCCTGTTGTACAAGTTCCAGTGCGCTTGCTTGACCGGCCTGCATCGCGTTCTGCTCCATCGCGCCTGCGGCCGTCTGCACGTCCTTCTGCTGGCCCTCGACCTCCATGGCGCGACGATCAAGGTCGGACCCCGCTTGAGCTACTTTGGCCTCTAGCTGCGCCTCAAAGGTCCGCAGGTTGGCTTCCTGCACCTTGAGGTCGGCAATCATTCCCTTGATCTCGGCCTTGGTCGCTTCAAGGTCTGAGGCTTCTGCTTCCATCTTCTCGGCCGCTTCCTCAAGCGCCGCCGCCTGCTGATCGACCATTGCCATCGCCTGCTCGGCCTGTGCCATGGCGGCTTGGGCCTCGGGCGGGAGTTCCTTGCCCTGGCTCTCCATCTGCTGAATCTGCGGCGGCAGCATCAGCTTCAGGCGTTCAGCGATCTTGTCGCTGTAGGGCAAGTCAAGCGCTTTGAAGATCAAGTCACCGGCAATACCCCACACGGCCGGGTTGGCCTGCCCGAGTGCCATGTACACCTCGGAGGCTTCCTGTCGCTGAGTGGAGAAGGACGGCCCCACGGTCACGGTCACGTCGAACTTGCCGCGTGAGAGGTCGTTCACCGTCTCGCCGGTCATCGGGTCCACGGCATTGACCTGGGCAAACTTCTCCGCGCCATCCACGCCCAGAAGTCTGACCATGCGTGGCGTGTCGTAAATCTTCGGGATCAGGTCCACGAGGATTTCCCAAGTGCGCCTCACGCCCTTGGCGAGGTTGTCCATGTAGTTGAACACGGCAATCTCGCCCTGTGCCTGCCGGGCACGAATGGCGACACCCGTGGTCTCGTTGGAGCGATTGCCCAAAGACGCATCGAAGATGCCCGTGACGGCCTTGATGTCCTCGCTGGCAATCTGGATTTCCTGCACCAACGCTGCCGGAATCTCCGCCCCGCCCATGCGCTGCGGGGCGCCGGGCTGCTTGGGATCGGCGTTAAAGAGCAGGAACGGGTAGTTTTTCTTGTGGGCCTCGGCCCATTTCTCGGTATGGCCCGAGGCTTGCTCCGGGGTCGCCCACCACTTCGCTTGTGGCGAAAGAGCAACAGTTTCGACGGCCAGCGTTCTGGAGAAGTTGTAGGCCCGCTGCGCGTCCTTGGCGAAGCGCGTCACGCCCCACCACATGTTCTTGCCATCCACGCACACGCGCTCGCCGTGGACCATCACGAACGGGAATTGAGAACCGGCCCAATCGGCTTCCTCAAGGATGGCGTTGCCGCTCGCAATGCACATCTTCACCTGGTCGGTCATCACCTCGCGGGAGCGCAGCACCTGTAGCTCGGGCTGAGACTGCGCGATCTGCGCGGCTTCCTCGGCATACACGGTGCGCCCGTCGGAGAGCATTACCACGGTACGGGGAGCCGGCTCTTTGTACCAATACTCCACAATCCTGACGTACTCGCCGTCGTCCCACTCGTCGTCATCGTCGAACTCGGCGCCGTCCTCAAAGTCGGCCGTCTCCTGCTTTGGGTACTTTTTCTCAAAGACTTCCTTGGCGATCTTTGAGACCACGAACCAGTACCGAGCGTCCCGATACATGGGATCTTGCGCAGCAGGATCGACGTACACGCACAGGGGATTGCGGAACCCCTCAATCACGATGTCCTGCTCCCACGCGGTGTCGCTGCTGTACTGCGTCGTAACGCGCCACGCGGCCATGCCCGCCCCGACCTGATACTCGGCCGCCTGGTCGATGGTCGTATCGCCATCGCTCACGTTCCACACGTTGCGGATCAGGCCCTCGAGGATCTCGGCCGTGTCCTTATCGCCCTCTTCCGTCCCCAGCACCTTGCCCGCAGGCCGATTGGCCCGCATGTCGTTCACGATGCGCTTGACCGTCACGCGCAGCTTGTTGAACTCGTAGCAGGGCCGGTCGCCACGTTCCGACTTGCTCTGTGCGTCCCACTGCTCGCCCGGCTCGTGCAGGAATCTGAGGTCTTCCAGCGCCAGTTCGCGGTTTTCCTGGTCGGCCTCCTTGGCCTTCTCAAAGCGGTCCCGCAGCGTGGCGAGCTTGTCGCGTTGTGCTTTTGATGCCTTTGCCATGCTTATCCTGCCCGCCTAAAGGCGGAATACGGGTCTTTGATCGCGGGCGCGTTGCCCATCTGGTCCACCGACAGCGCCAAGTACCGGAAGGCGTCTGCCCCGTGGCTGTACTCATCGTGCAGCGGCGGTCCCGGTTCCTGCGTGTTCGCGTTGATCGTGCGCCGATACCGCTTGAGGCAGTGCAGCAGCCGTTCTGCCGAAGGATCGAAGTACACCCTCGGGAACATCAGACGCGCCGCCTTGATGCCGCTCTCCACGTCGAGGTTCTCGACAATGCGGGGCTTGCGGCCGAGGGTCTGCATGATCTCCTCGGCGCTCTTGCCGCTCTTGAAGTCCTTGGCCCGCCCGTCATGGGGGAGCCAGTCCTCGCCCCACACATAGGGCAGGGCCTGCAACTGCGCGACGTAATCCGCGAGCGTGCGGTGCGAGTCCTCGATGTAGCCGATGATCCGCACCTCGCTGGCCCGCTGGACCAGGATCACGGACATCTGATCGTTCCAGCCCAAGTCCCACACCGTCTGTACGGGCAGGAGCGGGTCGTAGGGGCACGGACGCAGCCGACCAGACTCGTACAGGGCCGCCACTTCCTTCGCGTAAATGGCGCCCTCTACGGCGCTCCTGCACTCACCTTCCCAGACGTTCTTGTACGCCTCGGGGTCGCGTTCAAAGAGCGAACGCCGCTCCTTGTCCAGTACCTCGGGGAACCACGGGTTGTCCGACCAGTTGACCTTGACCGTCACGCTGTCGTGTGGCGGTTTTACAACAAGTCGCACGTAGGTCTCGTCGGTGTCCAATTCCGGGTTGAAGGTCGTCCATATCTCCGAGCCTTCTTTGCGGATGGTCGGGACCAGCACGTCCCACGACTTTTTCGTGAGCGTCTGCCCCTCCTCGATCCAGCACACGTCCACGCCCTCGAGGCTCTTGACCTTGGCGATGTCCTGGTGCCGCAGCCCCGCAAAGATGAACAGCGAGCCGTTCCTGCCCCGGATCTCGTGATCCGTGACCGTGTACAGGCTCTCAAGGCCCAAAAGCGGGATCTGGTCCGAGATCAGTCGGTGGACCGAATCGGCAATCGTGCGCTGCACTTCACGGGCGCACAGGACGCGGATGGGCTTCTGCGCGGCCTTGATGAGCATCGCCCGTGCCACGCCCCACGACTTGCCCGAGCCTCTACCTCCCCACAGGGTGCGGTAGCGGGCAAAGGGAGGGTCAAAGAGACAGCGCAGCTTTTTCGGGAAGTCCGCGCTACTCGACAAAGCGAACCTCGAGCGCGTGCTTGATCGGCCCGCCCTCTCCATCGCCGTCCACCTGTACTGCGCTCAGGTCGGGGACCACTTTCTTGAGCAGTACCTCAATCGACCGCACTTGGGTGGCGGAAAGTTCCACCTCGCCCATTGCGTGCGCCTCAAGCCGGTTAATCAATTGCGAGGCTTGGATCTTGTCGCGCACCATCTGCTGGTGGCGCGGGTTGAGTCGTGCTGGCATTAGCTGCGCCCCGGTACGTTGCGGACGCGGTAGGTGTATTCCTGGCTGAACTCGTCCGCCGCGTCCTTGTTCGCGACGATCAGCACGCGCTTGGTCTCGGTGAGGTTGCGGTCGTTCTGGATCGCGTTGAGCGTTCCCGAGATCGTGATGTCGGCCCGCACTGCCACCGTTGCGCCGAGGTCGTCCACTTCCGCCGTGGTGGCAACCGAGGTCCAGTCCTGCACGTCGGTATCGCTCGTCTCGCAGTGCAGGTTCCAGTGCACCGTGTCCGGGGTGACGTGGTTGTCGTCCTCGTAATAGAACCGGACGGCGAGCGTGAGGCCCGTTTTCTCGTTGATGGTTTTCAT